AGACAGCAAGACCTGTAGTAGCTGCTACTGTGACTGTGACTGTGCCACTTGATTGTGCAACAGCAGAAATAGTTGTTGCTGTGTGTGTTGTATTTTTAACAACGTCACCAATTGAGAATGCCTGAACTTGATCACCATTAAAACTTCTTGCAGTATCACTAGCAGTTTGACTACCAGATATTGGCATATTATTAAAGTTATATGTTCCTGTAACAGCAAATACATCAGCAGGTTGAACAAAATCAGATACGTTTACATTATCAAAGAAAGCAAAAACTTGTGTGTTAGGTCTCATGTTTCCGACCTCAACTGTGACAGGTCTGGATCTCATAAATGGAATAAGTGATAAAGAAACGATACGATCACCTAAATTATTTTGTTGTATTGTTGATTGTAAACTTGTTTCAATTCCTGATCTAATTTGACCTACTTGTTGTGTAGCAACTTCTCTTGTTTGAGTATATCGAAATACACTATTACCTTCTCGTCTTTGGAAATTACCTACGACTTCATTTCGAATATTTTCTCTAGCACCAAACCAATTATCTTGCCAGTTGTTCCAAATAGTTCCTGTGACACCAACTTCATCAGCAAGTTCTCTTAATACATCAAAGTTATTATCATCTTGTACAACAATATCGGGTCGTCTTGTGACATCTTGCCAGTCATCAGAATATGGTGTAAGAATTATCTCACCTGTAAACGGTGCAACTTTATATGGATTAACATCGAAACTTCCTGACGCAAATTCATTTTCAATATAAACTTCATCAGTGAATGGCAACGTAATGATACCATCACTATGCAATACATAATTAGCAGCAGTTCTAGCAGATTCAGTATCAACTGATTCTACCATATCAACAACATCAGAAAATGCCATTGGTCTTAATTCTCTACGTTTCATATCGATACCAATACGATAATCTGTATTATTAATATCACCGATAATATGACCTGTAAAGTTATCTACAATAAAACCATTTTTTAATCTATCATTACCATCTGAATCTTGTATAACAAGATCAGCAGTTTCTTTTTCTAATAGATTCAATGATGTGTAATATTCTAAGTTTGATATTCTTCTATCAAGTTTACCAATATCTCTCATTGTATATCTACGATTGTCTAATTTTTTAACTTTAATTTCATCTAAACTAATTACGTATGGTTGATAAGTAACTTCAAATAAAGTCATACCACTATCTGGGTCTTGAGGTAATTCTGGATCGATATTGGCAAGACCTGTAATAACATTAAACTTACCTAATCTATCAATGAAAACTTTATCTTTTCTAGGTAAGAAGAATGAGAAATCTGCTTCTACGTTTGTACCAATCTTTGGTAGTTCAACTGCTGAAGCACCCGTGCCTGTAAAACCTGTACCTGCATCATTTATTCTTGGTCTGAAATCTAATGAATCTCTAAGATCATAATTTCTACCTTTACCTTCAGCAGAAACATATGACGGAATATTTTCGTAATCAATCGCATAACTATCTACTGAGAAATAATCACCAGCACCATGTGTGAAATGGTCAAACGTAATGAGTAGTCTACCTGAGGGAACAGGTTGACCTGGTTTTAATTTAATCGTAGCCAGATCATAGAACGCATCTCTTTGACCGTTATCAAAATCATAACGACTTGTAATATTTGTATCACTTGTTGTCGCACTAGTTGAGAAGTCAGCAGCCATATGAACAGACTTTAATTGAAAACCATCTGCCTTACCTAAACTAATTACTGTATTTTCTGCAGCCGCTTGAGTTGTGACTGTAACAGTTGCATCTTCAACTAATGTTTTAGATTTTTCAACAGCATTAGCACCTGACACCCTAACAGAAGCAATCAAGTCAACTGTGTCACCATTAGCGGCAGCGTTTGTGCTTAGTCCTGTTAGACCACTAATTGTTAATGTTCTATCTGAGTTAGACAATGCCAAGTTAGATGAACTGATATCTAAAATATCACCAGCAGTTAAAGAACCACTTGGTGTATTTACAACTAATGTATAGTTTGATAAATCAGAAATTGATGTGAATGTTTCAGCTGCACCTGCAACTGTATATGAAACTGATGCTGTAGCAACTGTGGCAGTAGCAAACTTTCTTCTTACCGTATATGCTGTTGATTTCTCTGTATCTGGATTCGATGTTGAATCACCACGAATCTTTCTTACACGGAAATAATTTGTATCATATACTAAAACTTTTTGATCTGGTCTTACTAAGTCAGCACTAAATCTTTTTAATTGACCTGCTGTAATATTTGATGATGCGTTTGCGGCTAATTCTAATGCCAAGTTATTTGTGACAGAAGCAACGACACCAACTTCAACACCATTTACAATAAGATAATCACCTGCCTTTACTTCAGTTGTGAATAAAGTACCTTGACCAGTGACGGTTGGATCAGCAGTTGTTGTGACTGTTCCTGTTAGAAGAACAGGAGTTGGATCTATATCACATTTAAAAGTTGCACCTGAGTTAGCAATCGATTTAACATCTCTTGCAAAATCTTTACCACTATTCATTTGAATATCAAATAAACCACACTTGAATCTTGTTGTTGCTAATGTGCCTGTATAATCACCATCATGTAATTCGAATGAACGAACTCTTGCAGTACCAATTGTTGCTGGACTATCTGATGTAAGTTTGTCTTGTAAATTAACTGCTTCAAATTCATCAATGTCTGGTAGACCTACAAGATTTTCTACAAGAACATGATTACCAACTGGTGTCTGAATTGGTCGATCAGTCACTCTATCAAATGTTCTAGGTTTATCAGAGGTTACAATTTGTTGGGTCATTGTTTCTAATTCATAACCTTCAACATATGCCTTACCTGGTTCAATACCAAGTGCTACTTTAGTTGCATCACCACCATTTCCTGATGTAAAGATACCACGATTAGAACCAGTATCTAAATGTTCTCTTACGTCCATTAAGAAAGGTCTTACTTCATAAGAACCTGATTCATCAAACGTTCTACGAGCAAATGTATGTTCTAATTGTGAGTAGTCAGCATACTTAACGAACTTTTTAACTTGACCACTTTCGATTCTTGCTAATTCAATAAAGTCGTCATCATCTGTATCTGTTAATGTTTTCTTTACAAGTGTTAAAAGAATTTTATATCTATGAGCACCAGGTGCGTTTTCATTTGTTGAACCTCTTGCATTATCTGTAAGAGATGTATCATCTTCTGGTGTGACAAAACTTTCTGTAATTTGAAAACCAATTCTATAAGTTGGTGTGTTTGTATATTTGTCTAGTAAAATTGTTTGTTCAGTATTTGCAACAAAGTTTCCTAAAACATAATATGCACCAGCATTTACACGAATAGCAGAACCTGTACCTACTGCGGTTGTAATATCTTGTGCTTGAACAGAATATTCAGTTGTTTGATTTGATGATAAATTTGTATTTGTTGTAGTTGTATTATTAGCATTCGTTGCTGATAATACTTCATTTCTTGCAAAAGTTTTTGTTGTATTATCTGATGTGGCAGTATTTTCATACTTAATATAAAGTGTAATTGGATCTGTGCCATCAACAGCAGTAGAAGCTATAACTCTTGCCTTAAGACCATTTGAGTTAGAAATAATTTTATCTAATAATTCTGCACGATATGTTTCAACACTTGTACCATTGTAAGTAGGTTGTAATTTTACAAAGTCGTATTCTAAATCATAGTTAAGGTCACCTGGTATAACCATTGAACCTTCTTCGAACATATGTGAACCAAAACGTTCAAGTTGTTTTTGTAAAAGAGTTTGTAATTGAGTTAGTTCTCTTGCTTGAACTGAGAACCCTGGTCTGAATAATACTCGATGAAAATTTTTACTGGCATCGAAGTCATCGTAATATGGAACAACGTTAAAGTTTGTAGCCATGATTAAAACTCTACGATTAACTTAACATTTTCAGTCTGATCGGATGCCCTTGTAATTGGTTTTCTATTTTCAACATACAATACATCACCACTGTCTGCCGTTAATTCTGGTGTTGTGTCATGTGTAGAGGGAGTACCAGTAGCACCTGAAGTGCCACCTGTGACAGTAGCAGTTGTTGAAAATGCTGTTAGATTGCCATTTGAATCAACACCTTGATCTGTGAATTGTGGTTGAATGTACCTTAATACTTTTGTTGTTGAATTGAAATCTATAACGAAACCTACAGCACCAGTTGTTGTTTGTGTAATCTTTTCGTCTGCTTGAAATGTACCCGGTGTGCCACTAAATGTAATTGATTTAGTTCCGTCTAAAGTTGATGCTGATGCAACACTACCTGTACCACTATCGACAGGATTTTTTAATAAAACTATTCTTCTAAAATCATTTACAACGTTGAAGTCACCTGAACCATCGTTCTGTGAAAAGTTAACGTTCATCATTATATAGAATCCACCAAGTTCAGCAACACAGTCAGTGCCGTGACCACCTTCTGGTGAAATAATAAAATCGATATCAGCACCTGAAACGTTTCCGAAGTCACTTGCCTTAACACTTGCAAAAGTATAACCTGAACCTGCAGTTGTAATTGTGACACTTGATACAGCACCACCAGATACAACAATCGTACATTCACCACTTGATCCATCACCACGAATAGCAACATTACTATAAGTTGCATTAGAACCACTACTACCACCAGCAGTAATCTTTACATGTTCGATTGCACCAGCAGTTGTAGAAACATCTGAACTTTCTGTTGATACATGAATAAAATCTGTTGAAACAAAATTTTGTTGTTCAGAAGCAGATAGTGTGTACATGTATTTCCATCTGTAACTATCACCTGTTGTAAACACACTTGTTGTTTTATTACCTGTAGGTTCTACAGTTGATGCTCCACCATTATTATTATCGATAACTTTGTAAATATCAAATGTACTATTCATTACAAAGAATGTGGCATCATATAAATTTGTTGCACCAGAATCAGCAACGATTTGTGCTCCTGCTGAATTTATGTTTCCATAATCATGTCTATAGTAATCATAGACTGTGCCAGTTGTCCAATTTCTTCTTGGAATAACATGTGAAATATCTGTACTTGCAACTTTCTTTGCTGATAAAAGATCATCATAAGTATAAAACTCTGATCCTACATCATCATTAGGTGTTGGCGGACTTGTATCAGTGCCGTCATTAAATGCTTGATTATCAGAAAATGGTTGACC